AGCTACTGTACATATACATTGTTACATACTCACCTCATCGTTTGTGCGTACTCTTTATACCACTTACATATACATTCTCGCCTAGTCATTCAATTGACAATGCGGTCGTAACGGGCCACACCGCTCGATCTCCACTACCCTCTCATATTATAAGATTTTCTCGAACCCCATCCGTTGTAACAACGCTAAAGAGTTCTTTCTCACTATCCAGTGATACGTTCTACTTATAATGCCCAGAAATGTGCACTTCGTCCTATGTGTTCACCTGATTTTGTCTCTCGCGGCATCCCCGCCAGCCTCATTTTCTAAAAGCACGTTCCTCCCCTCAAGGATATGTCTGTGTATTTCACAGAACCGGATCTTAACTGATCATTGTTTGCAGATAAACCCTGCACGCCAAGTGCGAAATTCCCATGTTTGAAATTTCGTCTGAACACTCTAAACTAGCTATTAAAATAGATCATGTCGGGTCATGTCTCTGTCTCGGAACATCCCAGCCTCCGAGTTTGCACCCCACCACCCACCATCGACCATGCGTCAAGTGTGTTTAGCCAGCATACAGCAGAAAATTCCGCTCAAACCCCCTTTTGCCCCCACGGCAACTACACCGGTTCCTCCGGTGAAACGATCTGTTTCCTCGCTCCTGCTTCCAACGAACGTCGTCTTTTTGACACATGCATACTCTTTATATCATGTGTCTTGATGATGTTCTACATTTTCCTCCCTCGCTCTTCTCCATCTGTTCGTTATCTCTCGAAACTGCTTACTCTCACCACAGCACGTTTCATGCCTTATCTTACAGATTGGAATGCCATTCTACCCATGCTCCTTGCTAGAAACCCCCAAATTCTAGCTCTTTCCGATGATCAAAAATCAATTATAATCAATGCCAGCCACCTTTCCACCCGTGCTGGCAATCGATTTGCTCTCCAATTGACCTACAATCGTCTTCGAATGCAATTTTGGGTCTCTATGTGGTTCTTTTGGACCTTCGCTGCCATCACTTTCCTCGTCTCAACTCCGTACTACTTTTTCT